ACTGCACCGGCGCCGCTGCGGACGCCCGCTCGCTCGTGAAGTAAAGGTTTCCGCTCTCCGGGACCGCCCCCGTGTTCAGCGGCTGCCAGGTCTTGTCGCCGCGGAAGTATTGCCCCATGGTCCCCGATGTGATCGCAGGCTCCTTGCTGTCGAGTGCGGACTGTAGATCAGTCTGGTTAGCCAGCGTCCCGGTGATTGCACCCCAGACGCCGCCTGATCCCGCCGTGAATCCGGGTATCCAACGGGCGCCGTCCCAGATGGGTGATTGTCCCTGCTCGGCTCCATTCTGTGCCAACTGCTGCCACTGGATTAGCCAGGGAGGATCTTTGGGGGCAGATGGGACAACGACTGCGTCTACCAGTAGCGGAGTGCTGCTTGTGGGTACGACCCACGTCTCCGTCCAATTCCGGCCCCCGTTCAGGAGCCAACTCACGGTGTAGCTCGTCCCTTGACATCCGCCGGAGTTGGGCACGAGGGCGACACTGAAATTATTCGGCGCGGCGTTGAACTTCACCTGTATGGTGCGGTCACCAACATACACCGCACCCGATTTACAGGCAGCGGATATCCGGATCAACGCCTGTCCGCCGGCCGGCTGCCCATCCGGTCCCACAACCGTCTGCGTAACGGTTACGGTCGTGGTTTCCGCGAACACCGACATCACAGCGAAGAAGAATAACAATCGCCTCATATTTGCTCCATTGAACTGCTATCGCCCTCGATACGGCGGACGATAGGCAAGCCTGCACTGATGCCGCCAACACATCCAGAAGATAGGGAAACGGTAGGCGATATCGCCCGAACGCTCTCGCTTCTCAATGTCCCGTTGGCGCTTCCATTCGGCCTCGACTCCATCCCAGTACCGGTGCTTCCGAGAGGAGAGCTTGGATCGCCATTCGATGGGACCCCGCTCGCTCTTAGCCCGCGGCGGAGCTTCTTGCCGGCGCGGATGGATTGTACGGTTGCTTCGTCCAGGCAGCCTCCGTGGGGTGTACCGGAAGAACGCCGCCGCATCGCTTCCGACTCCGCTTTCGTCGGACGCCCCTGCCGGCGCTTCGGTTGCGGACACAGTTCCGCTAATTCCTGTTCCGCCTCCGCCAGGAACTGCTCCAGAACCTCTATACGCTTCTGGTATTGGATCATCTTCTGGCTTTGAGGGAGGTCCTTCACTGCCGGCTGGAAAAGCGTGATATATCCCTCCAGTAGGCTCATAAACCATACCTGGTTCACCTTTTTGAGATCGATCTCCGCGCGGCATTCGAACACGAATCGGACAATCTCATCGTCATGGAAGAACCAACGGCGATTCTCATCCTGGATGTCATCCACGTAGCCGCAGGCCTGCCGGAGCGACTCCAAGCGCTCACCTTTAATGCACCCCGCCAACCGAAGTCTGTCTAGACGCTCTATACTGATCCCGAGGGCGTCCGCCAGTGCCGCCTTATTCAGACCGTCCAGATTGGTCCTTAACCGCTGCGCACCGATCTGGTAGGAGATCGCTGCTCGCGTTCGCTTAACTCCCGGCGGAGCACATAACCTCAGTTTTTTCTGGATGGTTGCCAGAGCCAGATGCGCATTCTCCTCAAGTGCCTTCAGTTCAGGCTCGGTCCAGCGATATTTCTCCCGCCTGAACACAAGCCCGAGTTCCGTTGCCCTTCGGCTCACTACATCCGGAGATAGCCCAGTCAACTCCTCCGCACGCTTAGCAGCGTGGTGGCCGTAGGAGTTGTGCTCCCAACACTTCCGGATGACCTCATCCTGCTGGGGCGTAGTTGCGACCTTGAGTCCCTTCGGCATCTACTTCACCCGGATGTGCTGCCCGCGCTGATCCAATTCGGCCCCCTGCACAGATTCTCCGCGGCACAGCGCCGCTCGCACAGAGACCTCATCGACAAATGGCTCCACGCGCTTCGCTGGCACGCCGAGGTTATCCCACTCCCGCTGCGTCATCACCACGTTCACCAGGCGATACTGCTCCGGCAGTAGCGATGGATCGGCAATGGGCTTCATGGGCGGATGGCCGCCGTTATTGCAGAGGGTAATCTTGTTCAGCCTGCCCTTAACCTGCCTGATCCCCCTGGAGGACAGGAACTCCTTCAGCATCTGCTTGCACCGATTCAGGGCATTCTGCTCCGGACCGAGGAACCCCTCCAGGCGCTCGATTTCCGCCTTAATGTCCGCGATCTGCGACTCCTGGGCCTTCATCCATTCCGCGATCCGGTCCACTTTCTGCACGGTCGCGCTGAAATACGCCTGGAGCGCCGCCATCGTTTCCGGCTGGACAGACCCTTCCAGTTCTTCCTCGACCTTCGCCTGCTCGAATAGCCGCTGAAGTTCCGAGTCCAGGTTCCACAGTGTGGTAGTGCGCGCCAGTTCTACTGGTGTCGCGACGGCAGTCTGCTCGGCAGATTCTACGCTCATAAGATCTCTCCTGTAGCCGTTGTCAATTGATCCGCGTGGCGCCGGAAGGGGTTTGATGCACCCCGGATTTCCGGGGTGCGGTGGCGGATACGATAGCGCCGGTCTTGAGGCACAACGGAGCAAACCTCGGGGGGAACGGCGCCAACGCGGTCAACTGTGCCGGCGTTCTCTCGCCGCGCTATCTCGCAGGTCAGGCAGCCAGTAACCAGGCCGCCTCGATGCCTCCGGCAGATCAGCACGGCCTACTCCTGGTACTTAGTACACCACTTACGGAATAGTACTCTTTATTTCTGGCGTAGTCGTCACACACGGCAGATTGCCTCCATCTGTGCCGCAAATGAAACGAATGAAGATTGTCCAGCGGTGACCGGGCGCTTGTAGTAATCCTGATCTACGAACGACTGGAAAATCCGTTCCCACCTGGCGTTCTCGGCAATGATCTGGTCCCGCGTCAACCCCCGATTTTCTTTGGCCTCCGCACGGCAGGCGCCACAGATCTTCTCGCGCCGGGCGTATGCATTGGTCCTGAAGTCAAACAGGGTGTTGCTCTCGGTCCTGCACCTCTCGCAACGCGCCATAGACGTACCTCTCCCGATGAGTGATCGGAGTAGTTGCTATTGACGGGAGGTAAGGAATAACCCTAAGATGGACCTTGGAAGTGGGGTCCCTTAAGGTATCCCTTCCGCCCGGAGGGGACCGCGCCAACGGTCCTTTCCGGGTTCCCGCTGCACTATCCACTATAAAAACGAACTCGCGATTTTGCCTTCAAAGTGGCACCAATCTTTTGATTTTTCCTGCCAGTAGCACGGTTCAAAGGTTCGATCTCCGAAATCCGTTCCATGTACTTGGTGCATCGCGACAGGAGATTCTCTCCAAACCTTTTGTACAATTAATCTTTCGTACAATTGTACCGGCGCGAACACAACCCATTGGACCCGCCGTGCCACAATCATCCTTCCGGACATGGCCCGAATCCATACCGACGTTACCGATCTCCTCTTCAAAAAATTAAAGGCTCGCTTTAACGAAGAGGGCCTATCAATGAAAGAATGGGTGCTGAGTGCCCTCCTGTTGAAACTGGAAGCGAAAGGCGAGACAAGGACGCTCATCCCCGATCCGTTGGCAGATCTACCCAAGAAAGAGAAGCTCGCGGTGCAGCGGTACATCAAGGCGCTTAACACGTATCCTGAGGAATTCCGTGAGGCCCTCATGGAATCAAACCAGACCATCTACCGGCTCCACTCGAGGACGCCGCGGCGGAGTCAGCAGCCGTGACAGTTGCCATTCTAGCCATTGCCGCTATCGTCGGTACCACCCAAGAGTTGCCCGATTGCACGGGATGGTCACTCGCCAGATGGGGTATGACTACCCAACAGGTCCGTGAGTCTTTCCCCGCCGCCCGCGCTGTTGATCCTCCAGTGAAGGACCTCGGTACGCTCATCCGGCTGCAAGCCTATCCCGTCCAACTCAGTACCTATAAAGCGCGTGCCCAGTTTGCATTTCCGCCCGATCAAGACCGCCTGACGGCGGTCTCGGTGACAGTCACTCAGGACACTCCAAGAACATCGGCTTTTGACGCGCTAAAACAGGCCCTGGTTGAGAAGTACGGAAAACCCACCTCCTCGGACTCCACTACCGAGGGAACCGCACTCGGCTCCGCGATCACCACCCGTACCGTGATCTGGCGCCTGAGATCGTCCATGGTAACCCTGGAGTGGATCGAAGGTGGAGACGTGGGTTCAGTCGGGGTCCGATACGCGGAGCGCAAGCCGGACCCGACGATCTAAGCCGGCCTGGCGTATTGATCAATATAGACAGGCGTGCATTGATGCCGCGTGATCGCCATCCGTAATCGTTTCTCGAACAGTGACGGCCAGCGTCCAGTTGGATCGATGGCGTCCGCCGGCGTGTATTCTGCAAGATATCGGTTCATCACCGTGAGTGCGTCCCCATCGACTACCCAATTCGGCTGAATCTCCGCATACCCGCGCGGCGAACAGGCCGTAGCACCCTCTGCGTTTACCGCCCGCATATCTGCCTCATGAATCAGTTTCGCTTCATTCTGAGTCGGTAATTGCAGCCCCAGATGCGCGTAGATCCGCTCGGTAACCGCGCGCTCCAGTTTCCGCGCGGCATCCGTCTTAAAAGGCCTACACACATCACCGACCGCCACTTCCGCGGCATCATGCAATAACCCGTGGTGCTCCATCTCCGCCGGTAAGAGATCCGCCACAACCAGCGAGTGCATCCCCACCGGCCACCACAGTTGACAACCGCCACCGAATCGACAGAGCCGCATCAGTTGTACAGCCAGGTCATACACCGAAGGGGCGCCGAAATTTCGCGTCACATGCGTACCCGTGAACGTGATCATTCCCGGCTCCTTAGTAGTAATGCAAGGATCAAAGCGTAGGCCGCTAGATCAACGCACGTATCGTCCACTTTCTCCGCTACTACCGCCGGAGCGGTTCCGGGCGCGAGCAGATTCGCGATCCGCATCATCTTGTCGGACATGCGCACCAGGATTCCATCAGCAGCCGACACCCGGCCCGAAGCGAGTTGTTCAATGTACCTGAAATTTCGGAATGGATCCGCGTCCGAGTGGCTGTAGTCTGCGTTCTTGCGCTCCACCGTGTCAGCGATCCGGTTGGCGAGTGTGCGAAACTGCTCAATGAATTGCTGTGTATCCATCAGTAATCCCTCACTTCCCACACCACAAGCCGATTATTCAGCACGCCAACCGGAGAACTAAACCGGCTCGCCTCGATGACCGCGTCCGGGTACGACTCCCAGATCTCCTGCAAGACCTCGTGATCCTCTTGCAGATATCGCCGAAGCACGATCAATGCCTCCAGGCCCCAAACCTCCCGTCCGTTTACTATCAGGTCATGGCGGAGATTCAATGTCGGATGGTGCGAGTGCCGGACGCACAACCCTCGGTCCCCGTACATCGCCTCCAGGTTGATCGTCCGGCCGCATCCGTGGCAGTCTCCGCCTGGACAATCCGGACGATGAGCGATCTCCCGCCAGTACACTCCAGAGAGTCCGCGCGACCGCTCCAGAACCTCCGAGACAGCGATATTTGGAATAAACAGATCCGTGCTCGACAGTCCCGGTAATAGCGCCTGTTGAGTGACGAAGCCGTTATAACCGCTGGCTTCCAACTCCGCCAGGCTATCCCATGCCTGGAAGTGGTTGCCGAGCCGGAGCGCGCTCGACAACCGCTTGAAGGTTTGCTTATCGGGGATCTTCGCCATTACATCCCTCCGGTCTAGCCCCGCGCTTCGTTATCCGTGGGTAAGCCCTCAGAAAACAGTCCGCCAGCAAATTGATAGCCTGCTCTCGTTCATCGTGGTGCGGTTCAGACGGATCTCCATCGCTGTACGGCCAGAGCCGTAAATGCAGGAGTTCATGCACCAGCGTCGCCTCGATATCGGCATCTTCCCTGACCCGTAGAGCGGCCTTCATTTCCCCTGTCTCGGGTACAATTTCCCCGACACTATCAGGCATTTCCGCCTCAGGCGCCAAGGTGGGCGTCACCTCCCAATCCTGGAGGCGCAAGCGTCTCTGCCATAGCCGGCAGAGACGCGTCAATTGAGGCATCACCGCTTTGCCCTCCTCCGCTTGACTGGGACATAGGACGGCACGCTCATCCTCCGGCCCGAGATATCGGTGATCGTCTTGCGAGAAGGCCGCACCAGCCCCTTCTGGATGGCGATCCGAATCATCCGCCGCGCCGTGTCCATGCACATCGGATGGACGGCGCGCAGCTCTGACGTAGTGAACCCCTCCCCGCCGACGGACGCCTCTTCCACCGCTTTCAGTAGCTCATCTAACGTGATCGGTTCGACCATGCTTCACTCCGTCCTGGTTCGTTCTACCGTCCACACCTTGCTTGTGGCGTACAGCACGCCATCGTCGGAAAAACGGATACTAACGCCCCCAAATTGGGGCGTGCTGATCCTGGCTCCCGGAATTTTCCAGGCGAACGGCGTCTTGCCCTGCCAAGCCGGTGTGACGATCGCGCTGGCCTCGCTGGTTTGCCCTTCGACCGTTCCCACTGGGATGGTGATCTGGATATTACGGTGCCTGTGCGAGCGCACAATAATGTCCGGAGGGACCTGCCGCCAGCGGGAGGACTCCACATACATCTCCGTCAGTTCCTTGTAGACGGCCGTCGATTCGTAGGCGGTGCTGGAAGTCGTGCCCACGTGATGTAGGAAGTTGACCAGCTTTCCGTCACCGATCTGCTTCCAGAGATCCCACCGGCAATACTGCCCTTCATCATTGGCGATGGCTCCCAGCGCCTTCGCCATACTCTCCTCGGTCTGAGCACTGATGCCCACGTGCGCCTCAGTGCCGCGGATCATGTACAGCCCGCCCTTCGCCTTTTCAACCTCGGGTTCCAGCAGCGTCCGCGTGATTCGGCACTGATCCACAATGTTGTGAGAAATCGGAGTGGTTGCCCGGTGGTGAATTCCTTCTACAGCATCCCCGTTCACCACGATGCAGTACCGCTCACCGCGTACCGCGAACGGCACCCACTCATCCCAGAACTGCCGCCACATGGCGTACAGCTTCAACTGGAACGGCGACGGCATGTACTTGCCGCCGTCATCCAGATCCACACCGCCAGGCGGACACACGGCGACCTTGCAGCCGCCGTGTATGTCTGACACGACGATGATATTGTTAACGTCGTTGATCTTTCGCGGCCCAGCCGCCATGTCGTTATTCAAGGTCGTCCACCCTGCTTTCGATCCGGTCCACGCGCGCCGTCAGGTCTCCATACAACTCCTTGCGTACATAGTTGCCGTTGACCCTCTGAAAGAAGCGGTTCTCCGTCTCCGCGAGCGAGGCGCGTATCTCCGTGCGTAGAGCCGCCACTTCAGCCTTGAGGCCCCAGACGAACAGCCCTGCTGCTCCGCTGGCCAACGCGGAGACGCCGGCTGCGATGATCGGTCCGTATTCCATCAACAGCGCGCCTCCTCAATTGCCTTGCGGACGTTCGTCTGTCCCGCGATAGCGGTGACGAGCGCCGCGTATTCCGGAGACGTGGCGTACACCGTCGCAATCCCAGCGATCAGCGCATCCACATTGCCGTCCACCAGGTATTGCTTCCAGGCCGCCGCGTAAGGCTTCCCGTAGCTGATGAGCCAGGCGTAGTCTCGGCAGGCATCTTCCAGCGACGCGTAGTCAGCGAATTCCGCCGCCATCCCAACACGCTTTCCGTCCACTACTTCATGCGTGGCAACCGTGCAGCACTGGTCGTGCCGCGCCGCCTTCTTGATCCCGAAATAGTTCGCGCGGCCGACCGGCTTGGTTCCCCACCGTGATTCCGTCGCCCATTGCGCAATCAGCATCCGCGCCGGTACGCGCGTCTCCGCCTCAAGGCGTTTGGCGATGGCCGCTACCTCGTTGAGCCGTTTTTGTCTTTCTAGATCCACTTCCACCTCCAATTCGTATGGCAGTCCAGAGACTTGCCAGGGCGCCCATTGTGATTTCGTTCCCGATATTTGTGCCGTTGAGTACCAGCAGGATACCGACCAGGAACACAAAGAGGGCCACAACAATGTGGCCCCCAGAACTATCCAGATGGTGCATCTGCGCATCACCCCCTCAGTCCCTGCTTGCGCGGAACTCGAATGGGAACGTCAAGCCCACCACATACTGCGTATCGTTAAGGCTTCCTTTGACCGTTCGAAATGCCGGAGCCATCACCGGGAGCTTCCAGACTTTAAACCTTGTTGTGGCTCCCACCGCCGCGCTGTATCCCACGTTCGTTCCCACGTTCGCCAGCGCCGCCCTCAACTGCTGTATCACCACGGCCGGATCGGATGCTTGGAACTGCACACCGACCCCGATGATGGCGTAGATTGGCAGTGTCACCTTGCCGACAGTGACCGAGCCGGCGTATTTTAGATACTCCGGCCGGAACGTAACGCCAGGCTGCTGGTTCGGCTTGAAAGCCAGGTCCGCTGCGACTCCGGCGTAATCCCTGCTCCCCACAGGAACCATACCGCCAAGCACCATCGTTGCCGCCGGCGAGCCGCTCGGATTGTACTCGGACCCCACAAACCCGACGATGGTCCGATCTTGTCCGAATGCCACCACAGACAAGAGCAGGCACAGGACGGTCGCAAGAATCATCTTCTTCATTTTTTGATTTCCTCTCTGGAATGGAATTAGTTACCCACCTTGCCGGTAACGGCTAAAGTGGTTGCTACAGAGGCCCCTACCTGCGCTAGCGGCGGAGCTACGGATAACCCGATGCGCGCCCACGCCGGCAGCGGTTTGGTTGCCCGCGCGAAGTTCGCCATCACCTGGGCCGTGTTGCGCGACGCCTCGGTGCTCGCCTCGGTCGTGGCCCTCACGTTATCGCCGATATCCTGCACCGTAGACAGCATTTGCGGTGTAGCGCGCTGAATCTCGCGCATTGTGGTTGCTGTCTGCCCGAGAGTGACCTTGGCCGCGCCCGTCAAGCCCAATAGTTGCGCTGGCAGCGCGTCCCGGCGAAACAGAACCGCCGAGGCGTCTCGCGCGTTAGCCGTGATCGCAACGGTATTGTCGATAGCGGGCTGAAGGCTCACGTGAAGTTGATCCACGGTCCCGAGGGCCGCATCTACCCGCGTGAGTGTATCGCCGATCCGCCTGTCCGCCGTCTGGCGGATCTCTTCTACCTCCGCCAGGGTTTCCTTGCGAAAGTCAGTTATCTGGCGGTCGGCTCGATTCGTCACGTCTTTGGCCACCGCCTCCACTTGGTGGATGAGATCACCACGCGCCGCCCGGATTTCGTCCGGCAGTGCTCGCGCGGTGACGGTGACGGTCTGAACACAGATAGTGATCTGCACTACGGCCCCAATTATTACAGCGAGCAGTGCGCAGACAAGGATATTGCGTATTCGTTCCATTTGGTTTACCTCGAAAACTGGAGAGACCTACAAAATCACCGAACGCGCTCGCTTACTAATGAGAGGGAGCGGCCATCCAAACAGGCACAGATGGTCGTATGCCCAGGTCTTCATCAGCGGAACGCCAGCGCTTCGCACAGCCAGACACTCCCGTTGCCACGGCCAGCCGTAGTAATACCACCCCATCAGGTAGCGGCAGTGGGCTTTGTCCCATGCCAGTTCCGTGAACGGGTACAGGATGCACCGCCTGGCGGCATCTACGTTGTGATCCACTCCGCCGTACTGAAAGCCCTCCACGGCAAAGGTGTCGAATCCAGATCCGTCGCGCGCCGTCCACTCCGGTGGAAGATTGACGTATCGGTTTAGCCTCCGGATATCCGGGTCGTTCACATCCAAGGGCCACAGTAACTCGAACTTGGTACCGGGATAATACGCGAGCACGTAAGAGCAGATGCTATCGACATAATTCTTCAGACGCTGCCGAAGGAAATCCGCATCCACGTAGTTGTTCACAGAGGGATCGTCCGCAGGCGTAACAAACAAGGCCAGCGATCTTCCGTGCGCCGACTGGAAGGCCGCTTGTGTTTCGGAATCGTAATAGGCCATCCCATACGAGTTCGGTTGATACCACCACAAGACCTCCCCAAACTGTAGGCGCGGAACTAGTCCTGCCGTGGCCATCAATTCCGCAACTTGGCTGTACGCCCTCTGCATGTAATCCACAACTGCGGCGCTAAAGGCGCAATGCGAGCTGTGTAGATTGTGATAGCCGGTAGCCGTCCGAACACGTGAACCGTCAGGGAACCGCTGCACCCAGCTATCGTCGGGTGGGTTAACTAACTCCTGAGAAAGCGCAACCGTTACTCCGATCCCCGCTGAAGCCACAGCGAAAAAGAAATCGGTGTGCCAATCCACTGCCGCCCGATTAAATATCGGATCTTGAGTCGGGTCAATTACCCACGTACCCTCATCGGCTCCCGTCTTAAGGTCCGGGGCGTCCCATCCGATGGCCCCCGATGACATCTCGTGCCGGATTGCGAAGTCGTATAGGTACAGTGGATTAGCCGAGCGGCAATGCACGGTACAGTTGGGACCCAAGCACTCAGCCCACACGCCCGCGGCCGTCTCATTGATGAATGCCGCGAAGTGGGCCGCTATCGCATCGTTGGTGTCTCCGGACAGGACCGTCTTTCCGATCTCTGGCGTTCCCGGTGGTCCGATCCGCAGATAGATGCCGTCCCCCAGCGTGAACTCGTCCATGAACGTAAACGTCACGCTCGGGATGGATCGATCTACCACCTTCGCTTGCTTGGTCCAGAAGACTCCGCAATAGTGGTCAATTTCCCCCACTAGGCCCAGATGCTGAATATTCCACAATAGCCGCTGCGGAGAGAGTTTAAACGTGTGGTCCGTATCGAAGTCGGTAGCGACCCCCACGTCTGTGCGAATCTCTGGTGCGTCTGGAACGAGCGCAGTTGGCACTACGCATTCCAAAAAATCAAAGTAGAAATACCATCCAAAACTGGCGTCGTTCTTCTCGCCGGTCAATCGAATTTCCAAAGCGTGTTGGCCCGGCGACACATTAGAGAACAGCTTGCGCCTGACGTTCCGCGTATCTCCAAAACAATCGAGCGGAAAAGGGGCCGGAACTCCATCCAGATAGGCCTGCACCTTGCCGCAATCGAAGTCCAGGCGCGTGCCCACGTAGATGTCGTGTAGGTAATTGCAATGCGTTTCGATTGTCAGCGATGCATCACTATCTGCGGCGCGAATCGCCCGTCCGTTGCTCCAGAACCCGAACGCCTCGTAGGGGTTCTGTGCGGGAGCAGACTCCCAGTACCCGGCACGCTCTACCCATGGATTGTCCTCTTCCAGGCGCACCGAGCCGGGACCGGCCACACGGAGCGACCGTGTGACCTCAGGCCCCGTGACGGTCCAGTTGGTGAATTCCGCCTCCCATTCTGTATCCTCATACTCCGCGCCGTTCGCCAGCGCGGGCGCAAGCGTCATCCAGATGCGCTGGATGTCATTTAGCCCGAGCTGCCCGAAGTCGATGCTCACATGCCAGGTAACATCCGAATTTCCGCCCGAGAGATTTTTCGCTGCGGGAGCAAACGTCGCCCCTCCCTGATGGGTGGAGTAGAGGCGGATCATGTTACCATCCCGGCCCGGCCGGTCTGCACGCACCGTTAGGACTGCTCCGCTCGCCGAAGCCTCCAATCCCGTAATGACGCCCTCTGCTGGCCAGTCCACCGCGTTGATCTGATCTGCGAACACTTGACACGCAACGGCAGCATCCACACGCTGCAAGGTCGCCGGCGCGGAGCCGTCCGAACTCGACACATCAATGGGACCGGCCTTGTTCGCCCGGAGTGAAATCGTTATCTCGTTTCCGTATCCCCCTCCTACCTCCGCGGAGCAGTTAGCGTCGGACGCGTTGATCTGAGCCGAGATATTCTGCGCTACCTGGGCGCTATTCAGTCCGTCTTCCAGGACCGAGTAGACGGCCGTCCCGATAGTCACGGAATGGAGATAATCCTGGAGCGTCGCCGGAGCCGATCCGTCCGAACTGGATACCGATACCGGCCCCGCTATTCCAGACCGTAGGGAAACCGTTATCTCGTTTCCGTATTCCCCTCCCACCGCTGCCGAGCAGCTCGGGTCGGACGCGTTGATCTGAGCCGCGATATTCTGCGCTATACCCCCGCTGCTCAACCCTCCCTCTGCCACCGAATATTGCGCTCCTCTAATCGTGACGGAATGCACGTAAGAGGCATTTCCCTGCCACCACATCGCCTGCACGGTCGAAGTCGTGGCGCCCTGCCACCACATCGCCTGCACGCATGACAACGCGGTCAGTGGATCGGCAGGCAGGACGTAATGAAACTCGTGGTTCCGATACCAGAGACGTAAAACATCGTCCTTGTGGGCGCCGGTTAACTGGATCGTAAAATCAGCCGACGCTTTCGTTAGTGTTCCGGCTACGACAGTCGCGTGATTCCCATCCGCCTTCGAAGAGTCCGAATCATCCGATACAAGCCGGACGCGCGCTATCGTGCCGTTCGTTAGCAGGCAATTAATGTACGGCCAATCAGTGGTAGGCCACTTGGGTGATTCCAATTCCTGTAGCCCACTGTAATGGACATCGAAATCCAACACGAGGCCGCCGAAATTCCCATCCGGCAGGTAAGCGAAGCGCGGATGCCCAAAGTAATCATCCCGATCCCACAGCACAAGCACACAGAAATCGGCCGCGTCACGAAACACACCCGACACCTTGAACCCGGTGTCCGATGCCGAGTGCAAGGCTCCGGCCGCTCCAAAAGCGTCGAAGCCCTGCAGATGCATCGTTCGATGCGGCTGGAGTTTGTAGATCTGATCCATTTAGGCGTAGACAAAGACTGACAGATCGGCGCCAGGGAATATTGTTCCCACTGCAGTAATTGATAGCCGAATACTCGTATTCGCCGGAATGACGGCCGCCTCATCGATCTGCTCCGGAGTGGCCGACACCGATGTGCTGCCAGCCGGAATCGTGAGTGTCATCCAGGGGTCCGAACCCAGGTAAATCGTGAAACTCACACCAGATCCGACCGGAGCTAATTTCACATACGCTTTCACGTCGCGGGCAGTGAAGTCCCGACCGAGGTACAGGGCTGGCGCCGCGTCCGCCTCAATACCGAGAGTTCCCTCCACCGGCAGCAAGAACCCGGCGGCCTGCGAGGCGACACTGAAACTGCCGATGAGCAGTCCCCGATATGTTGAGGCAGTCCAATTCACCACAGTGGTAGCGGACTGGCCATACGGATTGGCTACGCAACCCTCAGCCACTAACACGCGCGTATTGGGTAGCGGAATATCGAGAGCCCAATTCACCAGTGCCGGATTTACTTCAGGCGTCCCGAGTCCCTCAAAGAAGCGCGGCGGAAAGACCTCGGTCTGTGTTACGATATTGACCTTCCGGACAGGTGCTCCAGACGCATGGGCTTCCGCTAGTCCTGAAAGTTCATCACTTTTCTGTGCGCGCGCAACCTCCGCCGAATTGTCCGTCTTTGTGCCGATCAGCAGTATTTCGCCGTCAATCTCAACAAAGTCGCCAGTCCCTATCGTTCCCCAGCCGTCCACCGTCAAAGTGGTCCCATCTATCGCCAGATCAGCCGCCAGATGCACATCCGTCGGCGCCGCGTCATCCACATAGTAGATTACGAACGCACCGGACGAAATGTAGCGCGTGTTTTCCGGACTCTCGAAAGCCAGCGTAGATAATCTCAGAAATCCGGACGGACCAGAGGGACTGGCGCCAAAAATCGGCGGAGGCGGAACATCGGAGTCCCTCGTGGGTTCCGTTGGTACAGGCCCGGGCTGAACGTCAGCAGGTTTCGGCCCCACAGTGTGGTCGTACATCGAAGGCGTAACCGTTTTACCCACCAGATCCACAGACCAATCCCGGTTAATCCTCATCGACTGCACGCGGAAATTCATCGTTCCACCAGGTATATCCGGGTCAGTAATACTAGCTACGGAGCCTGCTTCGGTATCGAGAGCCAGGATCGTGCTCCGCCATACTGCGTTGCGCGCCGCGTCCTGTTCGGCCTGATTCACGCCGCCCATCTCTTCTCTCGCCCGCGCGATTACGATCCGGGCCGCCTGGGACTTGGCGGGGCAGCCGCTCACAGCGAACTGCGAAGAGAGTGGATTCTGTACCCGGCCGTTGCGAGCCGCCAGTTCCTGATCCACATAATCTACGACGTTGCTTTGGAACTGATACTCCTGGTCTGCAAATTGTAAGGTTAATTTCTCAAACTTCGGGCTGACCGGAGTAAGTTGCAGCGACCCGAACAGGATATTTCCGGACGTGAAAGCACTCACGGCTGAAGCGTTAGACCTACACCCCAACTTCAACCGCCCAAAGCTCCATGTGTAGTAACCGCACCCGGCATTCAGAATGCTCTGCAACCAGTCGCGAGTGGGTTTGCAATCTCCGATCACACCCTTAAACCGGAATTGCGTCTCCGTACCCGTGCCAATAATCCTCGGCACCACCGTGTTCGCGATCTGCGCAGTGGCTACGGCGGCATCCACATCGAAATATTCCTCCTGGGTCGAGGCGTCCGTGGACATCAGACCGAGCGCCCACAAGTATGTGTTGATCGCCACCCAGAACGGATTGACACACCCGGTGAGATTCGACCGCGAATCAGGAGCCGTCCAAACCAGCCCGGTCAGCCCCTTCGACACCATCGCAATCATAGTGTGCTGGCCAGGGGCGGTGATCGGATCGGAATTCGGTTTTGTCCGCCTGATCTCACAGAACGCAGTGCCCGCCGAAAAGATCTTGTTGTAGGCACTCTTACCGGCAGCGTCCAGGACTTCGAGCATCGGGCTGCCATCTGCCGCTTGGGTAAACCACCCCTTGGCCGTGCTCGCAACGCGCCCCAGCGAGAAGAACTCCTGGCTTCCGGCCGGATCTCCACCGAACGCCTGTCGAAGGCCGTACAGCGGATTGGAGCCAGACTTCAGGTTTCCATTGGAATCCACCTGGAATCCGTGGTTGGGCTGTCCATCGAGCGTGCTTCCAAGAAACGTATCCGGGTGAGACGCGCCATAACTGGTCCACATTTGAGGCTCCGTAAAAGCCCCAAGCGGACCCCGCCCCACGATTCCGAGAGCGTTATAGAATTGATCCTCATCCCGGCCGGCTGCGATCTTGCACGCTACCGGAAGTCCATATTGTGGCTGCCCGTCATCATCGTGCCAGATCTCCGGAAGAGGGCCGCCGAAAATGCTGTCCTCGATAATCGAGGTCCGCGGGTACCAAGTGGAAGTAGATCCAATAAACCATCCAGCAGGGTTAATGAAACCCAGCCCGTTATGAAATCCGGGACTCCACCCAATCCCTCCGGATCGCAGCAGGACTCCCTGAGAAGAACAATACGTGGCGCCGTATGATTCGCTGGCCTGATGCGCCATACATCCATTCGGGGTATTGAAGCCCAGGTCGCAGGAGTTCGGATCGGCGGCCGGAAAGTGCGTCGTGTCTACTGCCCCAGTCGCTGGACAGCCGTCCTTCTTGTATCGGCGCCAACAAGTGCGCGACACCGACCCGACCGGAGAGGAGAGCGTCAACGCAGACAGAATGTCGCTTGCGCGGATGATAAACTCCGGCCCGGAATCCGAATGCCAGTCGATCACATAACCGGCCCACAATTTAAGGACCGTGCCTGTGCCCACATGGAACAGCGACAATTCGACGCGCGCCCACCGCAGTTGTGTGTCGTTCGCCAATTGGACCATCACCCGGTCCGCGTTACCGAATGTGAGTGTGACATCGTCCGTGGAGCCGTCGATACTTTGGGTGATGATGGCCTCGCTGCCAGGCTCGTTCATCCGAAGCAGCCGCGGTAGGTAGAGCTGCGTCCCGACGGTCACCCGTCGGTCAGACATAAAGATGTCCGGCACGTCGGAATCGAGCACCCGAATCCGCACTAGCGGGATGATCTCCTGTGCCTGATCCTGGAGTGCCGTGGCCAGCGCCGTATTCGGGAACCGCGTCACGGTGGCGCTAACCGTATACGTTGGACCGCCGGTGGGAATCTCAACGAACGTCACACCGGTGGACGTGATCGCGTTAGTCAGAGCCTCCAGGCTCAATGGGGCGTTCTCGAAACAGACCACCTTCTGCGTGGTAGTACCATCCTCATTCGGGGCGTTGTAATAGAACGGCACGTTCGTGCCTTTCACGCTCTCAAAGAAATCCCGCAGTTGTTTCCGGGCGGCGTTGCTCAGGCTCTGGCGATGGAAGGTGTAGCGGATGGACGGATCACCGTAGTGATACCGCTGCTCAATCTTGGCGTTCGCGGCGCCGAAGGTGTGAGTGATCACCTGCCGTCGGCGAGCCTTCCCGTGCGCGAAGTCCGTCACCAGCGGGAACGTGTCGCCAGGTGAAACGGCCGGAACAGTGATGCGGCCAATGATATCCATTCCGTTTACGCCACCTCGATCAATTCCAGGGGGCAGTCCGCCCTCGGAATGTACGTTGACTGATTCCAGTCGCCATTGAAACGAACCGTATACCGGCCCTGCGTGGAAGCGCCGGTCGGATCGTAGTTAGACCCGACGGGCTGCCCCAAAGCCGGTTCAAACGGATTGTAGAAGTAGAACGCGAGATGTTGATGTTCGCACCAGAAGTCCCAGAGCACCAGAAGGTCGTTAGGATTTAACCGCTTCCGTAGCGACCATGATCTACGGCTCGTGTTCACCAAGGCAAAAGATTGCCGCGACCCGTCGTGATACTCATTCACGCGAGACGCCCACTCGCGCCGTTCGGCGAACGCGGTACAGAGCGATCTCGGGAGCACCCCGACGGGTGCGGCGTTCTGAACTGATCCGGGCATCAGAATGCAACCTGATTCGGGGCGAGTGTCATAATTGCGCTATTGACACGAGCGGAAGTAGCCATCCCGCCGTTCACAGCGCTGGCGGCCACCTGGCGCGGACTGCCGGCGATGCCAGCAGCCACGCCCGTAGCCCACAGATTCGTGGTTTGCTCAGGGGATACCATCACCGTTATGGCGCCTCCGAATGGATTGCCAGTCGGAATCGTAGACCCCGCCGGACCCATCACCGGGAGATTCGACGTGTACGTGTACGGCGTCCCGCTGTTGTACACCGCGGATTGATACAGTCCGCCGCCAGCCTGAGTCAGGTTCACGCCATGCGGATCGTTCAGAAACAGGTTGCTCTTTTGGCCCGCGGATTGGGCGTACAACTGAAGCAACTGCCGAACCTCCGGGCTTCTCACCGCAACGCTAACCTGCCCGCCGTAGCTCTGCTTTGCAATGGCCGCTATCTGCTTGGCCGTCGTGTTGTCGATATTCAGGGAGTAAATTTGCTTTATCAGCCGCTTCGCCTGATTCTCCGCCGTCTCAACGCCGGCAATCTTCTCCCCTAGGCCGATCAGTCCCCCAATAGCTCCTCCGATCAGTGCCCCGAGAGGGCCGCCAGCCTGGAAGCCGACCATCGCTCCGCCGGCCGCTCCCGCCGCAACACCTCCCCAAGTTCCGCGCCAGGAGCCGAGTAATCCCTGTTGCGCCAGCATCGCTCCGCCAGCGAACAGCGCCGCCCCAGCCACGCCGTTGACTCCAGTGATACGGCTGTCCTTTAAGAGAGTGAGGTTCCCATCAGCATCCATTGAGTACCGAGGGATGCTATGCGTAAGGCCGCCCCAGTTGATGCCCTTAAAGTTCCGGAGCAGGTTTGGCAAACCACCGAAAGTAGGTCCACTCCCCCCGGATGGAACGAACGGCGGAGTAGTCGCCGCCTGGCCGCCGCCACCGCCGAAGATCATGGACAGTGGATTGCCGCCGCCAGCGCCACCGGAAATAGCGGATACGGCCGGAATAGATGCCGTGATCGCAGGTACAGGCACTCCACCGACGGCCGCCGGAGCTGCAATCGCCGGTACGGACATCCCCATCGAACCAGCCAAGATAGCCGTTAATGCGGCTACCGCCGCGGAGTTCTGGGCAGTTACGGCGGTGTTCAGGTCTGTGGCGATTTTGATCGGATCTTGTCGCCCGGCGCCGAATATCCCCTTGAATAATCCCGCGATACCGCCCTGCCCGTCCGCGCCGTAGATGATCGGCTTCAGGACATTTGCGGTGACGTTCGCCAAACCCTCGGCGACGGGCCGCACTAGCGCTGAGTGAATCGTCTTTCCAATATGGCGCCCGAATTCGGAAGGCCTGGTCAGAAGCGTATTCCAGACGCTCTCCGCTTCGCGCTTAAGTATGTCTAGCTGCTGCCTTTGAAGCTCCAGCGTCTTGAGCGTCGCCTCCTCTTGCGCATCCGCAATCTCCCGCTGCACGTCCTTTTGGGCTTGTGCGATTTCGATAGAGCGCTTGGCGGCATTCTCCTCTTTGGAGATGCGCTCGGCTTCGACGGCCGCAAGTTGCTGGGCCAGGTCAATCCGGATCTGATATTCCGCCCGGATCGCGTCCATGCCAGTTGCCCCGCCGTACTCCATCATCCGCAGAGCGCGGCCGGCGTTACGATTAAGCGCGTCCCGGCGCGCCGCAAATTCTATATCAGAAATCCGGTCCTGAGCGGAGAATCCCTCCCGCCATTCCTTGAACTGAGCGGGGGACGGACCCATTATCCTTAACAGATCGGAGCCGGGGCGCTTCCGGCTGTAAGCCTCGAATTCCTCCCAGGCCTTCCTGGAAATAACCGACGCTTGCCTGTCGGCTGATTGCCGGATAGCCGCAATCTCTGCCTCTGCGTCCTTGAGTTTCTCCGCCTGCTTTATCAGCAGATCGCGTTCGTGGTAGATCTTTTCGATTGCGGACAGCTCAGCCTCATCACCCTTCTTCGTGAACGCGGCAGCCTCCGCCTGGAATCCCTTACGCTGCTGTTCCGCATCCAAGCCAGTTCGAGCGCGGGCCTCCCGCTGCTCCGCTGATTGGAGGTTTTTTTGAATCTCCGCCGCCTCGCTCTTTGTCAGCGGAGTATCCGGCTCAAAGAGTTGCTTGCGATAGCTCTCAACGTCGCTCTTGGCTTGCCGGTACGCCTGCTCCAATCCTTCATGCGTTCCAAAGAAACGCGCCCGCAGGCTGTCAATGTACTGCTTACCGGCCTTCAGGTCACTTCGGCGAGTCGCATTCTCCGCTTCAGACAGCATCTGCTGAAGGCTGTCGATTTCCTTTTTGATCTCAGACGCCTGTTTTGCTCGCCCCAATTCATCTCCAGTGGGAGCTATAAACTGGAGCCACCCGAAGTTGCCTACCAGGTCCTGCTGCTGCTGCCGGAGCGCCTCGATGCGCTTCAATGTGGCGTCCCGGTTCCGCATGATCTCCGGCGCCCTGCGCTCCATATCCGCCCGACGCGCCCGGTGAGCGCTCCGTGATTCATGCGCCCCAATGCCGCCGGCCGCCGCGATCCGCCTGGCGTCCGCCTCTTCTTGGCGCGTTCGTGTATCGTCGCCAACCGTGGTGACATTATTGAGGAACCATTCCACGCCCGTACCAATCCAGTTGATGGACACGGTTAGCGTAGTAACCAGCCCGTCTTTAAATTTACGAATCAGGTCACTCCATTTCGCCTCCAGCGCGTCCACTTTGCGGTCGTATTCCGCAAAGCGCCGGAGGTCATCCTCGGTGGGTCCGAATCCATTCTGCCGCGCGATTCGCAGGTTCTCCGCCAACTCCGAAATGGCAGGGATAGCCTCAATCCCGGCCCGCTTGAAAAGGTCCATGGCGGCGCGGTTGCGGTCAAAAGCATTCGGGATGCGGTTGATGCGCTCAGACAACTCCTCCAGGATTGTGGCCGTCGGACGGACTTGGCCAAGATCATCGCGGATCTCCACACCCAATTCCCGCAACCTGGCCCGCGCCCTCTGCGCCTCCGTGCTGTTATCGGTAATAGCTTCCGTCAGGCCTATCATCATGCGGTTGAAGATGGAGACATCCTGTCCTGCCGCCTTCGCCGCGAACGCGAACTGACCGATCTCTTGCGCCGTCAACCCAGTGCGGAGCGCGGCTTGCTCCATACTTTCGCCGTAGTCGCCGAGGCTCTTCATCGCCTGCCATCCGGCTACCGCTACACCGGTGAGTGCGCCAACTGCGATAGACAAGGCGCTACCTAGCGGTCCGATCTTTTCCATGAGGCCGCTCGCCGCCTCCTTGGAGGCGTTCAAAGGGTCCTTGATGAAGTTCTCGATGTTACGCCCCAGGGCCTGGAAACTCCCGCCCGATTTGCCGCTCTCCACATCGAGCATGTGAGCGTAGGCTTTCGTCACGCGGTCGATCATGCCCTGCTCATCGCCCAACTTCTTGATGATCCGGTCACGCTCCGCAACGAGGCGGTCCACACCCGTCCTGCCGTAAGCTGCCGCTTGCTTCTCAATGGACTGGGTGAGCCGCTCCATTGAGTTCCGGGAGCGGTCGTTCACCTTGAGCAGCATTTCGGCCATGCGCTCAAGCGACTTCTGCATCGAGTCGCCGGCCTTGACGGTGCCCTTTTCCCAACCCTCCACCGCTTGGTTGGCCTGCTTGATGGCCGCGAGCACACTTCGGGGATCTACTTCCAGGACTACCGATTCCTGATCCATTTACGCCGCCTTTCTCACCCGAATCGACTTCGCCTGCCTTAACGTGGCCAGGACAACTCTCGCCAACACGCTTCGATCTTTCGGAGATACCCCGAACTGTTTTTCACGCCGGTTGTTAACGTGAGCGATCATGTCCGCATGTGGATCGGTGAATCCGATCGTTACCTTGTTCTCGCTGGCCGCCTTCACCGCCATAGACCGCATAGTCCGCCCACGCCAAAACCAGTCCCGGATGGGTTGCAGCCCCCGCGCCGTTTTGTAATCGGGATACCCGCGCTTACCATTGCGCCCCGGCTTGAGAGGCTTCGCCGGGGCGTCCTGAATATTAAGTCCCTTCCGTATGCGCGATGTGATACTGTCGAGCACAACGCTGCCGATGCTATGCATCTGCTCCGCCGTGAACGGCCCGAGCACGAATCTGGCGCGTGTGATCCTAGTCTGGAAGGGCATAAGGTTGGTTGTTCTTTTGCTGCTCTCGCAAGTAGCGCTCGCGCTCCTCCTTGAGCACCTGGAGTCCCCTTACCTCTTCCGCCGTTACCTCGTTCCACGGAACGGAGAAATGAGCACAATCGAATTCCAACTCCAGGAGTCGCTCGAATAACCTGCCGGCTCCGGAGTGCGCGCGCACATACTCCAATTCGTTCATGGGGCAGCGGTCGCAGCGGTTCACGACAAACTGACGGCCGCCGCATTGCGGACACTCGCCGGGAGCAGAGGTATCCTCCACCTCGCGCCGGGTTCCGCACTTCTGGCAGGTTACGTCGTTCGCGTCTGGACAACCACGCGGGCCGTCCTCACCGCCGTCGCACAACTCATGCGCGCGCACGGAGCGATAGATCAGCAACCGGAGAGGGACCGGATTCGGCCACTCATCCGGTGCTAGGAGTTTGGGTCCAGCGCCGGGTCCAGGTCATCGATGGCTTGAACCAATTCCACTACCACGGCGGACTTGTGGTGCGGGGGAACATCCGCTGGCTTGTAGTTCACGTGGTAACCTTCGATTTTCGATACAACTGAATCGTAGAGCGATACGGCCGGCTCGATGCGGTATCTCAACTCTTCCTGGCCGTGCGGCAGATCCGTTGCGGACACGACGGTGCGACGGTATACGGTGATGTCCCGCTGCGTCGGAATACCGAGCGAATGAACCGTGATCCCGAACGGCGTCTTGAGCGTGATGCGGTACTCATCGCCGGCGCGCTGGCAGTCGGTGACCTCGCAGTACGTCAACTTCGAAACGGCGTTTCCCGCTTCGTATTCATCGAACTCCGGACCTTTGTCTTTGCGGATGGCGTTGAAGAGTTCCAGATCCGCCTTGAGGTTCGGGACGAATTCGGTCTGCGACTTGCGGCGTCCGATCGTCCGGCGTATCGATTTCTGCTGGTTCAGCCGGTCCAGCATCTGCTGATTCGTTGGCAGCCCCAGGATCGCCATCTTGGGGGGATTGGCCACCTTTACGGTCACACCGAGCAAGGTCACGCCATCGACGATAACTTCCGGTAATTCTCCGTAGAGCATTTCATTTCCTCTCTGTTTTGATGTGGATAAAAGCGCCGGACTTTCCGCAGCGCGGAGAACGCCTCCAGTCCGGCGCGGGTTTTATGGACCTATCGTGCTGACAGCAACTACTGAGCGATACCCTGGATGGAGCACTTCGACGCAACAGTCAGTACGCCATTCGTATCGTCGTACATCGGGGCGCCCGTGACGGTGACAGCCACGATACCATCCGCCTCCGCGTTCTCCACAACCTGGAACGCCATCTTCTGGAACGTGAACGTCACCTGGTTGTCCGCGTCGTACTGCACGGTCAGGACCGCCGTACCAGTGGTCTGGTTGGTGAGTGTGTTGTACTCCGTCGATCCGGCGATAAGCCGCGTGGTGAACTGGAAGCTCGGTACGCGCGTCCCTATCTCCATCCGGCCGCGGATTTGCAACCCGTCCTGCAATCCTGAGCCAGGGAAGAACCCGGCGTTCAGGAGTAGGTTGTTTTTCCATCCGACGGCTCCGGATAGAATCCGCTTCGTGCCCACATAATCGACGCCGTTCACGTTCAGGGCCATCGATGCCGCAAGCATGTTCTTCTCGGCCGTCAATGCCGGAACCGTGATCTCACTTGGGGAAGTGACCTTTCCGGAACCGACCCAGTTCACGGTCATCCTGGATGAAGCGCGGCCGGGCCCGTAGTTGAACTGGTACAGCCACTCCTCGATGGCGCACCCGATATACAGGTTATCCACTGCATTGCCGCCGCCTTCCGGGACCTGCTCCACCAGGGAGAAGTACGGCAACTCCAGGGTTGTAGCCGGATCGATGGGCGTGGCCGTGTAATTGTATGACGGCCCAGAACCGCTCATCACCACGTTGCCTAGTCCGAAGGCCGCGGCCCACGTAACGAATTCGGCGGAGGCATACTTCTCGAGCCTGTTCGCCACGTCGTAGTGCGACGGGAACGTCTGACTCGCGAACTCATGGCCCTTGCCGATCTCCGCCGCGTCGCTCTCAAAGACCGGGCGCGGACTGGTGATATCCGCGTTCAGCTTCTTGAACCGTAGAAAACTCGCCGCGGCAACGGCTGTCGCGATATTCGCCTGTTTGGCTTTACTCACTCCCAGGATCAGTTGTTGGACTCTCGCCGGCATCCGTCATTCCCCCTTTGCCGGTTCTGCCGGCGTGAACTGCTCGTAGCCCCGCACCATGTACGGCACCAACTCCGCGGGAGTCGCTTCGACCTCTACCACGTCCCCGGTGTGCGGATGGCGAAGTTGCACTTTTTCGTTGTTCATCGTCAGTTGTCGCCTATCTCGGGGATCACAAACTCCCCGCGGAAAATGTCGAGTCGGTCCTCATCGAGCAGGTGGGAAATGCTCGGGGTTTCCATGATGTCCAGTCCCGGCAGGATGTTCAGGCACCGGATATTCGTAGCCGCTCCGTTTGGCGGCCGGTTGCAGATGATTGCCCAGAGATCCTCGTATCCCACCGGATCAACATTGCCCGCCATGTTTGCCATTCGCAGGTAGACGGCAATGCGGTGCTTCCAGATCTGATATCCGTTGAAGTTTCCGCCGAGCGTTCCCTCCCAGGCAACCAATATCGAGGGAGCCGGCATTTTGTACACCGCCTCGGCCAGGCTGTGCTCAGCCCCGAGGCGAAAATGGAACGCGGAAATACGCAGGTTGGCGTTGCCGCTGCTGTCCGCTACAGTCATCGCCGCCGATAACTCCGGGATGGATTGCAGCGCCAGAGTCACGGCATCGGTAACTTGTGCTGGATTGAGCATCAGGTAATCCTCAACTTCAAAACGGCTGCGCCATTCGTGTCTGCCTCCACCTCAGTCACGACGTAGGTGATACCATTCAGCGTCACCGTATCGCCGTGCTGAGGAGGAGGCTGTATATCCGCGAAGTTCACAAACAGCCGAACGGCGCTGACGCCCTGCGAGCCGCCTGGCGTGAAGTCCTCCGACAAACCTGGTCTTTGAATGACTCCGAGGATTTCCTCCGGCGTGGAGCCATCCTGCCGTTGTAGCGTCGCCGGGATGCCGAATGTGGCCACCACCTCGGCGTTGACGTGCTCAGATAGATCAGACCACAGTGACATCAAACCTCCGCTCTAGCGAGACTACGGGGCGGCCAAAGCCGCCCTTGAATTGACTCGCCGACCTAAGCGACGGTGAGTTTCTGAATCAGCGCCGGCTTCAGGCAGATCGGAAGCGGGTTACTCTGGCACTCGACCTCGATACCTTTGTCGTAGTCGAGCAATTTCTGTTTCGCGTAGAAGGGCAGGCCTTCGGTGTTGACCGTCTCCAAGTAGTCCGCCGGCGCGAAATACGTCTTGAAGGCGTTCGTGCCCAGCGGAACCAGGTAGGCGGAGTCGGCATCGATCATCGGCTGAGAGTTACCCGCCGAATCGCTGACGGCTCCGCTGTAGTTGAGCCACGCCACGCCGCCGAAGTAGAACGGACGCCCGGCGACGGCCGTCAGGCCGGCGGCATTCGGAGGCACGGTGCCAGCGCTGAAATCATCCGCCAGCGTTTGGCCGCCATTCTGGAAGTACTGGAAGGCGACTTTCACATTGGCGTGCGATACCAGTTTGTCGTAGAAACCGTCCGAGCACATCGCGACGAATCCGCTCATCAACTCTCCACGAAGAGCTGCGAGAATAGCGCGCTTGCGGGCGGCGATGGCCCCGAGCACATCCGTGGTCGAAGTGCCGAGTGCGAACGACGTGGAAACCTGCGAAATCCCGAAGGCCCCGTAGATGTCCAGAATTGTGTTACCGGCTCCGTCTTTGACCAACCCTCCCTTGAGCACGCCGAGACGCATCCATTCCAGCGTCTGATCAAGCTTCGCCCGCATCTCGATCATCTTCTTGCCGAGCAGCCGCTGGGCCGTTAGCGTATCATTCGTGCCTGGAGCGCGGCGCCCCATCAGGTCGGACGCCAGGACCTGATCGTTCACCGGGAAGTGCGGAACCGAGAAGGACATCACTTTGCCCTTCGCCGTCTTGTTGGCGACGCCAGGCGCGCCCCAGTTCGATTGCGGAAGCAGTTGGTTGGTGATCGGGTCGAAGTCCACCGCCACGGTGGGCTGAGTCACACCCTCGTCGCGGAACAGCCCCAGCGCACCGAGTCTGCCGTACTGCGGAGTGATGTCGTTCACCGCCGCAGTCAGGGCCGCCACTTGGAAGGCGTCCTGATTGAAAACGTTGAGAATATTAACGCTCATGTTCTTCTGTCCCCTTCGTGGCGCGACTAGACGCCGTAATCGGTGCGGCTCGTGATACCGAGCGCCTTGAGTTGCGCGAGCGCAACGGTTTTCTGACCGGCCGTCATATCGGTAGTCCACGCCAGTCCGCCGGTCTTCACGATGGCCGGACCGCGAGTGACCGCCGAAGCCACCGCATCCGCCGCGAGCTGCGCGCTGAACGGACTGGCGACAAGGATGCCGGCCGCGTTCTGCGAGCCGTCCGTAGCGGACGGATTCACCTGAGTCCACTTCCCGGAGCCGGCCGCGACAGTGATGTCGAACCCGTCTCCCACCACAAAATCCGCGGAACCGGCCGCGATAGCGAACTTGATCTGCTCCGCGAAAGTAGCCCCCACGGCGACATCGCCTAGCACCCGACCGAGCGGATCGGCTACACGGAATGTGCCTCCGCCCGTCGCTGCGGTAATGCAGCGCACCTTGTAGACGCCAACCTGAGCATTCACCAGGATCGGCGTGGTGGCATCCAGCGTCAACGCACCACTGTCCTCCGTATTGCCCCCGCTTTTGGCCGCCGAACTTGCGGCGCCGATAGTGATCTGGCCCAACACCTGGCCGATCACCGAAGCGGCCGTGCCCAATATGACCGTGATCTGTTCGCGCGTGTACTCGATGTGACGCCCCTCCTCAAACAGGATCACGTCACTGACACGCGGATTCTCGTTGATCGTACTCATCTAACTCACCACCTCCTTCAGCCGCGCGCCCAGCGAACCCAACACGTTGCGCCACGGCGACGCTTTCGCCTGCACCTGGCCTCCGGCATCCGCTCCCGGCGTGATACCGGTAATCAGTTCTTTGCCCTGCGTGGACGCCTTCTCCTTCTCGACCTTCTTTGCAAGCAGGGACACGCGCGCGTCGGCAACCGACTTGCGCCCCGTGATAAACTCCGCCGCCATTCCCGGCTCGCCGGCGAGTGCGCACAGGTCCACGATTTCCGCGGCGGCACCGAAGCCCTTGTTTCGAGCCTCCGTCACCATCGCTTCGATTTCCGCGGCGGTAGGAACCTTGCCCTCCGCCGCCTGCTGTTCTGCCATTATTGGCTCCTTCCCCGCGGCGGTTGCCGCAGAACTCCTTGCGCCCATCGGCTGTATTGATGGCCGCTGAATGTCGTTGCACATATCCACCCACGCGGTGGACAGATCCCCCGGAGCATCGGCGAGTCCAGACGCGATTGCGGCATCGGCTCCATCAAAGCACCGTGCGCCCATCTTCACGATCTCGGCAGCATCGATTCCGCGCCCCTTTGCGACTGCGCTAACGAACTCCCCATAGAGCCGATCCATCTCAGTTTTCGCTTCGTCATACGCCTCCTGGGAAAGCGGCTCATACGGATTTCCGTTCGTTTTACCTGCACCAGCAGAGATCAGCGTCACCTTGACGCCTATCTTTTCGAACATTCCGCTCAGGTCGAAGTGACCGCAGTAGACGCCAATAGATCCCACTCCGCCAGTTGTCGGAGTGCAATAAATCTTGTCAGCCTGCGATGCTAGAAGATAGGCAGCGGAATACGCGGATGTTGCCGCCACAGCGTAACAGGGCTTATCGAGAGCAGCAATTATGGCCGCCGTCTCAAAGCCGTTATCCGTCCGTCCGCCAGGCGAATTGATATTAAGCAGGATGCCCTTGACATTTGGGTCCGCGCTGGCAACCTTCAGTTGTTCCTGAATGTCGCCGTAAGAAGTGCATCCGCTCTCTGGATCGCAGTCCTCATTGAATAGCGGCCCAATCACGTTGATGATCGCTACGCCATCCTCCACGCGATATGGAGCGTTTTCTCCGAAGTGATCACCGGCGACGGCCACCCGGATCAGTGCCGACCGGGCCCCGATCCGCTGCATCACTTCCTCAAGCCTTGTCATCACCGTCTCCCGTTTGTTTCTGATCGTCATCACCCGGCGGTACCGCCTCCGTTGCCCGTGATGCACCGTAGACTGGCACGATGCCTAATGCAGCTTCGCGGTCATGATCCTGCCTGATTTCCGCGTCGATCTGCTCGATGTCTCCGCTTAACTTCGCGACTTCGCGGGCACGGCTAGTCAGGCAGGATTCGATCTTCTTGCGGACCGTATCCACGTCCTTCGCCGGATCAACCCACTCCCACGGTTGCGGAAGCCACTCGACATCCAGATATTGCTCCGGATTCTTGCGGTAATCGCTCGAGTTGATAATTCCCACCAACGCCGCTGCGTCACACCAGGCACGCCACGTCGGACGGCAGAACTGATGAACAAGGACCGCCTTCTGGAACTGCTCCCAGATCCGCCGCAATTTCAGCAGATCCACCCGGGCGTTCATGAACGTCGTGCTCGAATGATCCCCGGTCAACATCCCATAGGTCACGCGCAGGACGGCCGCAATTGTCTGCCGCTGGATACGCATGAACGGCTCATACGTCCCAGGCACGCCGGGATGAGAGTAGAAGCCCATCTCCTCGTTGGCGTTGGTGTCAATTACCGTGATCGCTCCGGGTTGCGATTCCACGAACGCGGCACCTTGGGGCGCCGTCTCGTTTCCGGCGGAGTTGGCGA